ATTTAGCATTAACATCTTGTAGGTCAGATACTACCTTACGATTGATGGTTGCTTGCTTAATTACTTGCTCTTGAATGTCTCTTAGTTGTTTAGCTTCTCCAAGTGAATGCCAAGCTGTACAAGCATACACACCCACAAAGAAAGAAGCTAGACACACCAGAGGTGTTGTATACTTTTCAAATAGATTAATCATCTTCATCCTCCAATGTAAACTCTTGTTCTAACCACTCAAAGTTATCATTGATAATGTCTGAGAAGGCATGAACCAAGTCAGTCATATCAAGGTCAAGTAGTTCCATGAACTCTTGTTCACTCTTTCTATCTATTAATAGTTCTTTAAGTTCTTCCAGCGTTAGAGGCATTCTCGAACTCCTTTAGTAACTCAATGAAGTGAATAGCTTTGTCAAGGTCCTGTACCCCACCCTTCTTCTTCCACCTACATAAGTATTTAATAGCTGTAGCTTCTAGGTAAGGTATATTATTTACATGACAGAACTCAGCAGGTTGAATGGTAAACCCCTTGTAGTGGTCACCCCCTACTTGCTTTTCAATAGCCCTACTTACGTCGGGAGTTTCAGCCCTGTTATGTAAGATAGGTTTGATTAAGTTTGGTTCATAAGGCCAAGAGAAGTCTTTCTTAATAGCCTCATGTTCCTCCCATGCTTTTTGAGACTCTTTACCAAAGCCTTCACATTCTAAAATAGAATGATTAGATAATAGTTGTTTCAATATGAAGTCCTCCATTAAGTTTTCCTATTTATAAATATAACTACAAATGTTATTATAAGTATGAACACAAGCACTAGCTATAGTTTTCAATTATGTAACTTAAGGGTACAGCCATCTCATCGAACGAGCCATCATCAACGTTGTGGAACATATACATACCACGCCAATGTTGGTTGCCTTGTGACCCAAGATAACTCTCATCGTGAAGGTAACAACTCCCTGCAATTATGGAAGTCATCTCCTTACCATCAGCACGTCTACCATAGGCAATCTGTCTACCTTGTTGATGACCTGCTACACAAGACATGTGCTTTTTATTAAGCTGCATACTTGCAGTACCAACAGGGCGACCCATGATACCACTAGTAAAATAATGGCTGTAGGCAATACCGTCTCTAACCACAACCTCCAAGAAAGGAAAGACTTGCCATCCGAAGTTACTATATCCCAAGTCACGTATGCTAATGAGCCCGTCAAGCTTCCTATCAAGATTAATAGCACGATTAATTCGGTCTTCATGATTGCCTAAAGTAAGTATGAGTTCTGGCTTCCATCTCTTACGTCCCCCATTAACTAGCTTCTGTTGTTCTTCAAAGATTGGTTGCATCAAGAGTCGCATACCTTCATGTACACTCTCAACGTCAGCCTTATATGTCCTACCTTCGAAACTCTTTTTACCCACATCATAACTACTTAGGGAGGGCATGTCTGCCACATCCCCAATAAGAATGATACGGTCTGGTTTCTTATGAGCTAAGTACCTACCAATATTTGATAGGTAAGATAGGTCCACACCTGGTTTGATTTGCAAATCTGGTATGAAGGCATGTATCATTAGATAGCCTTAGAACCGTCATCTTCATGTTTGAACTCAACTAGCTTAGTAAATACCAGTTTAACAATTGAAGCACTCACACCACTCTTACCTTTGAATTCCCAAGTGTAAGGGTTGATAGTTACTTCTACCTCAGAACCATTAGATACTTTAGTAGTAGGAGCTACCTCAGAACCATCCTCATAATAGGATTGAATAGGATAGATAGACTTACAAGTGATGTAACTACCCTTGTCTTCACCAGGTTTACTACCCTCTAAGACACGGATACCTTCTTTAGCTAGAGCATCAACAGCACCTTTAGACAGGTTACAGAAGTCTACTTGGTACTTACCAGACATTTCGTTTAAGTGATTTAAGTTAGCCCACATTACTTTTGCTTTTAATTTAGTCATATTATTTTCCTTTTAGTTTACGTTCGTCTTTCTCTAGTTTAGTTTTAGAGAGATGACATGGTTTACATAAGACTTGTAGATTCTCTGCTTCGCAGAATAGACGTGAGATAAATGTATCCCAGTCTACAAACCCTACCTTCGGGTCTACTACAGGTTCTATGTGGTCGACTTGCACTTCCTTAGCTGGGAACGCTTCTTTGCACGCAAAGCACTCATAGTGTTCAGCCACTCTACCTGTTGCTGTATTAACTTTCTTTCCCTTCTTTGCTGCAGATAAAACGTTAAACTTGGGAGGCCAACGCCTAAACCCACCCCGAATAACACTAGTAATAAAGCCCTTGACCCTTCCATCAGTCCATCCATTCATTGTTATCCTTTAGCTTATCAAACCTAACACCCCAATCATCATCTAAAGAACGGAGCATCCACAAGAGCTGACCATTTAATCTCATACGTGCATCATCTTTGTAGACAAGACGTACAGCATTAAACATATCAACTTCAGTAGGAAGGTGTTGTAAATACTTAGCAGCACCTACAGGACCAATACCTTTTACTCCAATGATGTTATCTGAAGCATCCCCAATTAGAAACTGAGAGTAGAAGGTAAGTAAACCTTGTAACTCATTAACAACTGAAAACTCTTTCTTTACAAAGTTGTAATGCTCACCAACCACTTGCTTCAAGTCCTTATCAATGGTACAGATAATAGATTCATTAGTTTGATTGATAGCTAGGTAGTCATCAGCTTCCATACCAACTGCAACCTCAGCATTCCACTTAGTTATCAGATGTTCTTTTAACATAGGTAGATGTTTAGGTCTAGGTTTATCAATACGATTAGCTTTGTATTGAGGGTCTAAAGCTTTACGAAAGTTCTCACCACTTGTAATAAAGATACGATGCTCTGTACTAAAGGTTTCATCTAGACAAGATTGAATCATCTCATCAATACGAAACTTAGCAATAGCCTCATCTTCATCTTCAGTAGTGAACCCAATACGATACATAAAGATATCACCATCAAGTAGAGCAATAACCTTACGAGCTTTCTTCTTACCAAAAGCTAAGTCATACCCATCCTCAAAGGCTTGGTTAGTAGGTTTGGACACTAACTTATCTCCTGTAATGTCATTACGTCCGATAGCCATTAGTAAGGTATATCATCAGGAAAGGTATCATCAAATGACACTTGGTCATCTACAGACGGAGCTAAACCAAATACATACTCTTCAAAAGCTTTAGCTGTATCTAATACCAATGCTAGTTTAGCACCACCACCTAATAGATTAACCGCATGACCTATAGAAGACTGACGTACAATGTATACTTGCTTCTTAGCACGTTCCTCAGATGTTTCATAAGTCGATGTGCTCTTCTGTGTTCCACCTCCAGAACCTGTCAAACTCTTTACAGGTTGTGAACCTCCCGTTACTACAGAAGCTCTAACCCACTTAGGGTAAGCCCCATTCTCTACCTCTACCACATCTAGTACATCACCTGACTTGAATGAAAGGAAGCTTGGTAAGAGCTTGTCAAATTCCATAATCTTCTTAGAAGCTATTTGACCTTGTTCATTCTTGTAGGTTAGTTCAGCTGCCTTATAAGCCTTACCACTTTGGCTTACTAAACTCTGTAAACTAGATATATCTACAATTGTTATTTGCATACTTTCTCCTTTATAAACAATATTATACCACACTTTCTAAATATCACCTAGTGCTTTTTGCTTGCCACACTTCCATATCCTTCCAGTTCTGACCTACCTGTACCTCAGCTTTCATCGGTAAGTTAAACTCAACACCAAACAATCTTTGGAAGTTCCTAGGTACTGCTTCAAACACATCTAACATCATTTGAGATAGCACATCCGTATGTTCGTCAGGAGTGTCTATAATAATAGAGTCATGTACTGTGTTGATAAGTTTAACATCAGGTAGTTGTAGAGCCTTTAAACGAGTGTGTAGAGCCACTCTAGCAATAGCCATGATGTCTGCACCCAATCCTTGAACAGGATAATTCAAGATGGTAGTGCGAGGCCAAACGTTTTCCCCCCTTTTAACTGTTGGTTGGTACTCATACTCTCTACCTGTAGGTAATATAAGTTTACCAGTAAGAGTTACATCTTGTACAATTTGAGTATGCCAAGCA